AACTCAATTCTGATTTTGGAATTTTGCTCCTGGTCAAAGGTGACTTCCACTGTGGTGATTTTTTTGGTCTCCTGGATGCCCTGGTAGGACGCCGTCACCAGATCTCCCAGATCATAATCCCTGTTGTACAAATAGCCGCTAGAGGGCGATATATCCACATTAACGCTAGTGCGCGCCGTAAGTTCGTCTAGCTTGGCATCTCCGATACTGTCTAACTCCGGACTGGCGCTGCTGCGGGCGTCAATAAATAGCTCATAGTCATCAGATGCCGACTGATTGGCGCCTGTGTGGATAGATGTTGTGCGCCCGCTGCCTGTGCCATCACCACCAACAATAGCGACTGTTTTTTCTCTCAGTCGCTCTCCATCGACGTTGGCCGATGCGATATTATCCAGGCTTAAATCAAAAATAATCGTTGTGTGCTTGTCTGTTCCCATTAGGTCGTACTGAAGGTAAACCAGTGAATTTGAACTGGACTTGTCAAAATACACCTCGAAATCAAATCCTCCCAATTGGGCGAGTTCCTGAACAACTTCGAGTACGTTGCGGTAAGCGCACGAATAGTTAATCGTTGGCGTTGTTGGATCGTGCCCGCTACCCAGGTTTGCTATTAGGCTCCTGACTGGGTTCGCATTTCTCAGTCGCCCATTGGCGGTTGTTGCCAGCGCCGACGTGCAATTGTTCTGCACGATCTGCTTGGCGATAACATGGATGTTTTGTCCGGTCCATTGCGACTTGTTATTGACGCCCGATGGATAGGCGACGATGTTGCGACTCAGCACATCATTTGTGCCGACAAAGTAAAGCAGGTAATGCGATAGGCCATCATCGTCAGTCGCAATCTGTTTGTCTCGGTACAATCCTACAAAGTCCTGCTTATATATTATTCCATTGCTGGGCGATAGATAGATCAGGTTTACCTGCAAAAGCAAATCATCGACCAATTGGGCGATAAGTGGATGCGTATCTGGCACGGTCAGAATTGCCATGCCGATGCCGTTGAGGATTTTGCGATAATTCAAGGAAACCAAATCGTCATACAAGCCGATCATATTGCCGCTTGCATCGTAGATTCTTGCCTGATATGCATATTCCGACCGTGAAAAAATTAAGGCCATTTTATAGACTCAGATAGCGCTTATAAAAGAGAAATTGAATGCTGGATGCTGCCGTTGTGCCAGATCCAGTCATACTAAAATAATTGCCGTTAAGCCCCAGGCTAGCGGCTACTTTTTGAGAATAAACCCGCATTGTTGACATAAAAACAACAGACGTAACAAAAACAGCATACAACCGATTGGCGTTGTCGCTTTGGCGGTAAACCGTTTTGTACCCAGGCCGCAAATCGATCACCCAGGTCTCGCCTGCCGGGATCGTTGTGCCAGCAAGCGAGATAGCATCGCCGAGCGGCTGATGAGTTATTGCCAGATCGGTCACCGGGCCGGTGACTTTGAAGATCGGCCAATCATCGGCCGTGACGCCCGCGCTCAAAAAAAGCGACGATGATACCGGCAGCGCTGTTAGGCTGGTCGTTGATACCACTTGCGTTGGGTCGTAGAACGTCGGATCCGGTGCATAGAGTGGTACCAGCACCTTCTGGCTGGCCCCCATCCGTTCTGACTGTGGAAAGTCCATTGTGCCATCCACAAAGCAATCAATTTGGCGGGTTGTGCCATCCAGCCGCGTGGCGCGCAGTCGGAGCGGGAAGTTTGTCGGTCCGAAAATATACGCCAGTTTATCCCGCATCGTGTCCGCATCGCGCTCGCTTTGCTGGTTGATGAATAGACCGAGCGTCATCTTACGCGGCTCGAGCCGGAACCCCTTATCCACCACGCCATTTTGCAGCGGCGTTCGCTGGTTAATCCGGCGCACGGTGGCCATGCCCGCGCCGTCCAAAAACATCATGTCGGCAGGGTTTTGGCCGGAATAGAGGTTGTAGCTGATGCCGTCCTCGGCAACGACGGACAGGGCAGATAAGTGCTTAGCTAACATTGATTAACTCGCGTAAACGTTGGTTAAAGTATTAAAAAGCGATTGCATTTGGCTTTGTGGTGCATCGCCGCCCGAAGTCGGGACATTGACATTCCAGTTATGTGTTGTGTTTTGATTGTTGCTCACGCTGCTGTTGCCCCCGGCCCCGCCCAACTGCACGTTGCCCAGCGCCGCCTGTAGTGAACTATTGATTCCTGCCATTGCCATTTGGGGCTTATCGGCCATGCTCTCAATGCCCTGGACAAATCCTTCCATAAGATTTCGCCCAAAGCCAGCAAAGACGGTGCTGGGCGAATGAATCCCTAATTTGTCCTTCACCCATTGGGGCAGGGCGTCGGTAATGCCCTGAATGGCGCTGATCACGGCGCCGATGCCGCGACGAATGCCGTCGCTCAAGCCACTGATGACATTGCCGCCCAACCCTTGCATGGCGCTGAAAAAATGCGGCATCAAATCATCGTGCCAGTGATTGAAGGCGTCGCGCAAGGTGACGAAGGCGCTGTCCACCGCCCCCGACAGATTGATGCCCGCCGCCCCCATTGCGATCTTGCCAAAGAGATCCTTGGCGCTGCCCAGAAAATGGGGCGCAAGGGTATCGTGCCAGTAATTGAAGCCGTCGCGCACGCCGCCAAACACACTGTTGATATTGGCGGTCAGCCCCGGTGCGGCCTGGGCGAAACCGGTGCCGAACTTAATGATCAAATCGCTGCCAGCCTGTAATAATCGGCCGGCCAGCGCACCCCCGGCGAAAGCAACGCCCTGGTTGTTGACATCTGTCATGACCTGGTTAAACTGATCGACCGCAAAGCCGCGCGCCGCGGCAAAGCCCTGCCCCATGCGCTGTAGGGCATTGTTGCCACCATCGTAGAGGCTTTGCGCAAACGGCCCCATGCGTGCATCCCGACCCTGCCCGATAAAATCCATCACGATGTCCAGCCCGTTACGCACGGCATTCTGTGCCGACAAAAAGCCTTCGCGCATTGCGCCCATGACCGCGCCAGCCGCGCCAGAGAACGAAGGAACCCAGCCCATGATAGCCGATACGGCATGGTCTTTCATTTGGCTAAAACTAACATCCATTCCGGCCCAATTGAGCAATCCTTGAGCGAGCGCCGTAATCAAGTTGATTGCGACGACCAATGCCAGTTTTGCCAGCGCTAGCCCGATGTTGCCGAGCGCGGTTAGCATCGTCGTTGCCATCGTGCCGAACATGGCGAGCAATTGACTATTGCCCGCACCGGTGCTGGCCCAATTACTCATATTGTTGACCCATTCGGTCAACTTGTTGATGGCCTGCGGAATGGCGTCGCCGATCCATTTCCACATGGCGGTCTGCCAGGTCATGAATGTGGCCAGCCATGACGGTAGTCGCGCGACAACCCAGTTAAATAGGCCGGTTGCCCACTCGCCTAGCTTAGTAATCGCCCCCGGCGTTGCGTCTACAATCCACTGCCAAAGCGCCGCACCCCACGCCGTAACGCGTGCTAACCAGGCGGGCAGGTTCGCCGCAACCCAGAGGTAGAGACTATTCGCCCACTCGCCCAGTTTGGCCACAGCAAATGGCGTAGCGTCCACGATCCAGCGCCAAATAGCCGCGCCCCACTCGCCCAGACGCTGTAGCCACGTCGGTAGGTTTGCAATCAGCCAGTTGTAGAGCACCGCGCCCCACTCAGTGAGTTTAGCCGTCACCAGTGGCATGACGCCCACGAGCCATTGCCAAGCCGCGTTGCCCCATGCTGACAACTGCGCAATCCAGGCGGGCAGATGGGCAGACACAAAGCCCAGCACCACATTGCCCCACTCCAATAGCTTTGCCGTGACGATGGGCGCGACACTGACAATCCATTGCCACGCCGCGTTACCCCAACCCGTGAGCACGCTGATCCATTCGGGCAGGACGGTGCGGATATAGGTCACCAGGTCGTTAAAAACGACCCTGGCAGTGGCCACGATTTGGGACCAAATGTGACCCAGATTGGTGAACTGCGTCTGGTTGCCCGTGACCCACAGTACGATCTCCCGTAATGCATCAGCCCCAAAGGTTTTAATGAAGTCCCAGAGCAGATGAAAACGGTCTTGCAGATAGTTGGTCACATTCGCAACAAGCGTTTGAATGCCCAGAAAATTGTTTTGCCATTCATTGCGCAACAGTGAGACAATCGCAATCGCCCCGCCGATGACCAGGGCCACCGGTCCCCACACGGCAATGAAGCTGGCAATCGCGCCAGCCACAATGCCAGCCAAGACGATTTGTAGACCTTTGATCACGTCCTGCATGGTGACGAAGCGGCTGATAAAATCAATGGCTGGTTGCAGCATGGCGCGCACACTATTGATCAGGTTGACCACATAGTTTACCAATGCCGGGATCTGCGCAATCAAGTTACTGCCAATCGCCCACCATTCGTTGAACTTCTGAATGAGCACCGGCAACCACTGGGAAGCGAACACCTTCACCCGGTCGATTACCATCGGGATATAGGTGTCAGCCAACTGACCCAGCTTGTCACCCCAAGAGCCGGTCCATTCGATGGCCTTCGCCATGATGTCTTTTAGGTCAAGATTTTTGATGAGGCTGGCACCCACTTTGGCCAGCGTCAATTCCACGTTGTCTTTTAGTGACGAAAACAGGCCGTTCAATGTAAGGCTTTGCTTTTCCATCATGCCGCTGAACTGGCCGCCGCTGTCTGTCATGCTGGCCAGCGCCTTCTGGAATTCTGGAAAACCCACCTTGCCCTTGCTTACCAGTCCAGCCACTTGATCTTTGGCGACGCCCATCGTTTTAGCAAGTGCCGAAATAATGGGGATGCCGCGCTCGCCCATCTGCATGAGCGTGTCGCCCGAAACCTTACCGGTGGACATGATTTTTCCGTAGATGAGCGAAATATCCCCCAGGGGCGCACCGATGCCGGACGCCACGTCACCTAGGCGTTTCAGCGTGTCCTGCACATCGCTCGCGCCCACACCAAAGGAGATTAACTGTTTGGCCGCGGCTGACACCTCTTCAAACTGAAATGGCGTCGATGCGCTGAATTTGAACAGTTGCGCCATAAGATCTTTGGCCTTCTCAGCACTGCCCAGCATCGTCTCAAACGCCACCTGCGTCTGCTCAAAGCCGGCCGCCAACTGGATCCCTTTGCCACCTAGCGCGACAATGCCGCCAATCGCACCGATGGCCGCGCCAGCCGCGAGCTTTAGGCCATTTTCCAGAATGTTAGAGAGCGGCGAGAGGCCATTGCTAATCAAATCGCCAGTGGCATCCTTGAGACTGCCCAAACTATCCTGGACAGCCCCAATCGGGCCACTGGCTTTATTGATTGCGTTGATTACAATGTCTAGCTGACTCGCCATCTACTTCTTTCCGTTGCGCAGATTGTCTACCGTTATTTCAGCATCCATCATGGTGATAAATTCGAGAATGTCGCTAGCCCGCTGCGCACGCAGTTCAGCCGGTGTCCATCCAAAGCGGTCACAGAGTTTGAAATTGATGTATTTCTGCGGGGCTGGCTGTTTGGCCCAAAGGTGAATGAAAACAGCCTGCTTCAGTTTTTTAGGTCTGACACCGCATTAATTTGCTGGAAGAAAGCAACCATGACTTCACTGGCCGCACGCACCGGCAACTGGCGCACGTCCACATTGCAGACCTTGTTGAGCAGATCAATAAACTTGCCCACCGCTGCCATGCCATCGTTTTTGTACTCCTGCTCTAGCGCCGCTACTTTCTCCATGTCATCCCAGGTCAGCGCGTCAATGTCGATTTCGACAGCCACCGGCGCGCGGCGCTTGATAGTGATAATGGCCGAGCCTTCAGGGGCTGCCTGGGCAGTTTCAGCTTCTTGAGAAACCGCGCCATTGGTGTGGGGAATTGCATCAAGAATCATTAGGGCACAACCTCCTGGAAGAGCTTGGGCGCAATGACGCTGAATTCGACCATTGCCATATCACCGCTACCCGCGTCCAACTTGGGCGGCAGACAGTTGACAATCGGCACAAGAATTGCAGTATTGGCATCATTGGCGCAAACATAGCGCTTTTGACCAGAGGCCCCACCAGCAGGGCTGTAGCGCAAATAAATCGTCTTGGCTGCACTGATATACTGCCCCCACACGATCATGAAGCCTTCGCTGCCTGACTCGGTGTAGACGATGTTGACCTTGACCGTTACTGCGTCGGTCTTGTTGCTGTTGGTGACGATGGGCACATTGCCCGACGCGGTAAATTGCTTGCCGGTCTGCTGGTCCCCGCCCGACGGCTCAACGGTGTTGGCCTGACCAGAGATGTCTGTCCAGCTTGACCCGTTGAGCGAAACCTCAATTTTGTAAATCGATTCTGAAATAGCACCTGTTGTTTGTGCCATCGTGAAAACTCCTTAGTTGATTACGCTCACGGTCACGCTGGTGACGGCGCTATAGGTCAGCACCACCTGGCCGCTACTATTGTTGAAGTATTGGGGCGGAAACGGCCCAATGACCTTACTCGCGCCCGCCGCCACGGCCACCACGACCGCCGCCAGGGTAAGTCCGTTGACGGTGTTTTGCGGCGTAATGGTCACGTTGATCGACCCGCCGCCGCCGTTGGTGACAAGCAAGCGCGTGTTGCCATCGTTGGGAAACACGTCGCCACCACCCGCCGCCGCTGCTGGCACATAGGCCGCACCGGTGACCGCCGCTGATACTACGGTTAATGTTGCCATTATTCAGCCGCCTTTTTTTTGGTCTTGGGCGCATCCTCACCAACTGTCTCATGAATGACAACATCAGGCGCAGGCGCCGCAGGTACCACCGTTTTGTTGATCGGCACGATGTTGCCCGCGGCCAGATGCACCGCCGCCTTGTCGTCTTCTAGCCAGATGCCGCTGCCAGCGCGCCAGATTTCTGGATCGCCCGCACCGCCGATCTGGTACAATACTAGGTACTCTTGTTTCACTGAGAAACCTCCAATATAGTTAGGTCCATCGTAAAGCCGCGGTACGCGTTGCCTGCGATGATCATCGGCGTCATGCCCGCCGACCCACTCACCGGCCCGCTATCCTGTACCTGCGTAATCTGGATGTAGCCATCCATCAGCCGCGTGTTGTTCAGATAGCAGTCTAAGAACAGGCCGATCAGGTTTATGCTCTCTTGCGCCGGTGCGTCATAGTTGTTTTGGCCAATGGCGTCCACGTACGCGCGCACCTGGTAGATGCGTTCAGTTTTCTGCAAGATGGCGCGCGCCGTGACCGGTGTCGTAATCCCACGCCCCGGCCAAATCAGCACGAGCGGCAGATCGGCCGTGTTGATGCTGCCCGGATAAACCGTTGGCGTCGAACGCACGCCAGGGATTAGTCGGTGCAGCATTTGTAGTTGGGCAATCGTTGCGGTGATACTCATAGTTGTTCTTCGTTCGGTTGCCGAGCTTGTCGAGGCATCATGCGGTCGCCAGCACCCGTTGATTTTGGTTAAGAATCTGAATGACATCAGCCGGGATGCCCTTGGGCAAGTGCATGATGCCGCCCTCGGCGAATGCCGTGTCGTCGAATACCTGTGCGTCTTTTTTTCGATACATCCAGGCCGCCAAGCGCTCACAGGCGTAGACGATTTGCGGCGGCGCCGTGAGGCTGTAAGCCCAGCGGCCCGTGATCGCAATCGCTTGCTCTGGGTCATTGATGTATGTCCAGTTGATGCCACCGCTGCCCTTGAGCTTGATGCCATAAATAAGCGGCGTGCCACCCGCGGGCATTGTGAAATACTGTGACGGCGTAATCGTCGTACCGTCTCCATTGACAACGCTCGTGATTCGGCAGAGGTCACGATCAAGCCACAGGGTGGGCGAGGAAACTCTACGCTGATTAAACTGATAATCAGTGAGCACCCGCCCACCCTGCGCAGTGGGGCAATTGAAATAACGCGTGGTGTCTGCGCTGGCCTCAAACGAGCGATTACAGTAGTCGTCAATGATGCCCTGGGCGCGGATGATTAGCCGCGTGATCAGGGTGTCATCGGTGTCCGCGGCAATCCCCAGATATTGTTTCAAGGCCAGCACGTTCGTATACATGTTATTTCTTGCCCCGTTTGGTCGGTTCAGGCGCGGCAGCCGGTTCGATCACCGGTGGGTCTTCCTGGGTCGGCTCAGGTTCGATCACCGGCCGCGCCGCCATGCCATCGGCGATCAGCGACTCGGCATACCAGCCACCCGCGACCGTGATTGTCTCGCCGGCTTCGGCGAACGGCAATGCCCGAAAATCTGGATCGGCATAGATGCCCGGCTTGATGACGACGACAGTTTCACCGCTCATTGCTCACTCCTTGATTCGACAGGCTCATCAACCGGCAACGATTACCTTTTGCGCAAACGCAGCCGGCTGTGATACCGGGACGCTGTGCGGATTGATGCCAAAGAACAGGATCGCCAGTGTCGTACTGGTGCCCGTGGCAATGGTCGATGTGACGGCTACGAAGTAGAAGCCGTTATTGATGTCAAGCTTCTTGGTTTCCACTTCGATGATAGCCTGCTTGTTGTCATCAGTCGCGCCAAACTGCGTAATCACCGCACCGCTCACATCCTTACTACCGGTGCCAGCGGCCGCCGTCGCCTGAACCACCTTAAAATCAGTGGTCTGGTCCGTTGCGCCCAGTTGCAACAGAAAGGCGAACCGTTCATAGTCGCCAACGTTGATATAGCTGGCCGGTAGCGTCCCCGTAGTTGTCACCGCAGGATCTTTTACCTGCTGGATATAGACTTCTTCAAAAAATGTGTCAATCATCTGTATACTCCTGCGCATTGCTGCACTGATTGTCTGTAAAAAATACGCTCTTGCGGTAGCTGAGCTTGTCGAAGCTACGTGACTTTTTGCACGGCAAACATGAAAGGCCGAACCACGCGGCCACCCACGCGACGGCGGAAATGGTACTCAACTTTATTGATGCCAGTTCCGCTGTCTTGGAAGCGCATGATCGTCATGCCAGACCGCTCAGCGATGTAGTAACCGGCCATGTTGCCGAAGATCACCGGATAAGCATTGCTGGCCACATCGGGCAACGCTTCGGACTCAAACACGCGCCGGCGCAACAGCACCATGTCATCAGATAGAGAAACATCTGATTTCTGGATGTCGAACAGGTAGCGGTTTTGGCTGTCTTTCAGTTTCTCAATGAGGCCAAATGTCGCGCTATTGCCGACCCAAACGCCGTCCTTGCGATACTGCGATTGCAGCCCGCGCCGTAGACCCATCAGCCCATCAGCAGTCATGACACCAGACGAGCCGGTTAACACCTCGGTCAGGCCCAGCGTGTTGGCGTTGCCCGGCAGGATGCCCAACGGCTTGCCCGCGCCATCACCGGTCAAGAACGCCGCGTCTTCATCAATTGCTAATGCCGTGGTCGCTTCGTCTTGGAGCAATTGCACGAGGTTCCCAGCATCTTCCACGAGGGATTGACTCATCGCGACCTTGTAGGTATAGACATCGGCGTTTAGGGTCTTCATACCAAACGTTTGGTTGACGCCCGTCGGCGCTTGCGTCTCTGCGCCCCACTGCCCACGAATCGCGCCGATGTAACGTTTGTCCCCACCGGTCAATTCGAGGATGTCGGTAGCATTGCCCGTAGTCAGGTTGATGACCGTGGCCCCAGCCCCGCGCACGGCAGTCAACCCCGGCAGACGGCGAATGATCTCGCTTTGCAACACGGTCGGCACGGCAAATCCGCCAAGACTCCCCTGCGCTTCCACCATTGTGGCCTTGATACTGTCCATCGTAAAGCCATTTTTGACCATGCTGTCGATGTCTTCAAACGCGAAGATTTGCGATTTGAGCAGCCGGTATTCTTCGCGCTCTAGGGCATTCTCGCCGCCGCGCAAATACTTGGCGAACGCTGCGTTTTGGTCCCAAACCTGCTGCTTGTAATTCTTGCCAAGCAAGTCAGTCATGACGACCTGTTTCACCGCCGACTCATCACCAAAGCGCATCGAGTAGATCGCCTTCATGCTGGCCGCACTGGCTTCCGCCTTCTCAGCGTCGGCGGCTTTGGTCCCTGAGCTAGCCGAAGGGTCAGCACCGGCCCCGACCCCGGGTAGCGTCGGACGCAACACCGATTTGGCGCTGCTCTCGATGCCGTCCAGGTCTTCCATTGACTTAATTGCCTTCTGCAAACTCTCGGCTTCCGCTTTGAGTTTGTCCCCTGCTTCGATGTCGCCAGCCTCATAGCTTTTACGGGCTTGGGTCAACTTGAGGGCAAGCTGTTCTTTCAGATTCATAGTAGGTATACTCCTGATTCGACTTCTAATAAATCTAATAACTTGAGTTTGGCCGTAATCGCCTTTTGGCGTGACTCCTCGTCACCTTTGCCCCCTGTTGACTCTGGAAACTCAAGGCCAATCGACTTGTATAATGACTTCAACTCTGCGACCGGGCGCTCGGCAATTTGGCGTGGGTCACAGGGTGTGGGGGTTGCGCTACCCTCAACAATGGGCCAGCGCAAGATCTCGCCAGACTTTGCTACTTGGCGCGCCCCTGGCAATGTGCCCGATGACGTGCCCAGCGCTTTGGCAGACACCAGCTTGCGGATGGCGCTTAGATACTTATTCGCCGTGTTTAATTGCGCTTCGTACCAAAGGCCGGTGTCATCTGGTTGCAACACATCAATCTGGCCGATGACATCGGTCTTAACCGTGCCATCAGTCGCATGGTTGTAGAGATAAGGCAGCTTACCCATCGCCTTGAAAATACTGGTCATCTCAGCGGTTTGCGGGGTGAACCATTCACCTTCTAGGTCCTTGGCTTTGTTGTCACCCCAGAGCGCCATGTATCCGCCCACGCGGTTGGACCCCAGCGCCTTGACGCAATGCAGATCGTCTAGCGCCTTGATCATGCTGGTCGCGGCGGGGGGTGGGGCCTCACTATAGGGTCTGCGCTCTTTCAGGTTCGCCAGTTTGTCAGTGGCGAACACGTTGTAGGCGTCCAAGGCTGCACCAATAGCGCCCGACAGTGTCTTTCGTTCATCTTGGGTAAGAATGCCGTCGCCATAGAGATTATCGGCCATATCAGTAAAATTCATGTGGATACGGCTAATAATCCAGTCGAACAGGTTGGCCGCCTTGATGCTCGGTTCGCCGGCGGCGTTTTCGGTCGGCTCAGCGGGATCCTCTGGGTCCGGCTCCATCTCAGTTGCCATTGCATTGATATTCATGGCGTGGGCCTTGATGGCCTGAATGCGCTTCTTGTCTTCTTTACTATTGCGATTGCCCGATTTGATTGTCATAAAATTAGCCGGAAATAAAAAAGAGGGGTGAGAAATGTCTCCTTGCGGAAACACTCTCACCCCTCCGTTAAACGTTTGAGCGAACTATTAGATTGTGTGGGATTTGAACCCACGTCGGCCAAGCTATAGGCTATCCGAAATGTTCTTCTGTAAACATAATGCACGCAATTAAAAAGTTATTAATCGGAATCAGCAACTTCTCTAGCCGATGATAAATTATCATCGAAAAATCATCTCTGGCGCGTGCAAACTCCCTGAACGATTCGTTTAATGTTTCGTTAGACATTCAATTTACCGTTGCATCAAGTCCAGTGTTAAACAAATCCAACCAAGCAAGCTTTTCGTCTAATGTCCTGGCCTTAATTTCTACGTCAACCGAAAAGCATCTTCCGAGATGTTCATCGAATGCCGGTCCTAAGAATTTGTTGGCATCCAACTCGACGGGGTCACTCGATACTTTGCCAACCCCTAAATCTTGGCCGTTATATTGAATGCTTACCAAGTTGCCTTTGATGATTGCCATTTATTGCCTATAGAGCACATGCACTTTTGCGCAGTCTGGACATTGACCGATAAAGAAATGACAGCGATGGCCTTTATGGTCGGCAAATGAGGCCGACTCACACCTCACCAGGGTACTCGCTGTTGCTGGCGAGACTGTAAATGGCGACAGTGATGCCTCGTAATAAAAGCTAGGGACGGCGTGCTCACACCTGATTACTTGAGGCGCAAACGCTTTGTTGCTGTCCACCTGAATCACACGCTTTACAATCATTGTGTGATCAACGTTAAAACGCCTGACGCATTCCAAGCAGACGTGCTCATCTATTGATTCTGGAAAATCTATCGTCGCCGTCATATCTGCATTCTGTCATCTTTGCTTTAAAATCAAGCAACGTGTTTTTGTACCCACTAGCTTGCTGCTTGCGCCTGTGTAAAACAAGCCTGAAGTTTCTTTGCCCACGGTCGTTTATTTTGTTTCAGCGGGATTGAACCGCCCCCCATCCAGACGATAGCCGCTCGTGCAAGCAACACAATCATTCTATCGCATAATCTTACGGAATTCAATAGGCTATATGCTCGGAAATTACAGCCCAAAAATCGTTGAAATTATTGATATTATCCACGCTAGCGATTACTTCCGACAGAGATACACCAGCCGCCAATAGCCGATGCGCTTTACTGCATAGCATATCCCTTACCTGATAATGGCTGAATTGGCTGCTCGTTGCAATCAAGTTTAGTTTTGACGAAATGCTGTCGGCTAACTTTTTGCTTTCTTCCCTTTTTCCGGTGATTGCCTCAAACGCGTATTGGTATCGCTCGAGCTCGATAGCGATCGGGTTGAGAGACAACGACAAGAACTTAAGAGACGCCGTAAATAGGTTGCCTAAATCCATATTGCTAGCCATGCAATCTCCAATAGTCCTCTAAGTCCTTGGATAGCCGCTGGGTCAGATCGTCGGTGTAGCCGTCCACTACTTCGCGCACTAACCACCACCGGCCCTCGTGCATCCAGGCTTGGCCGTCGCCCTGCGCATCGCCTACCACACGGAAAGCGTAAAATCTCCCATACTTATCGACAGCATCATTAACAATCCGCCACACGCCTGGCTTGACTTGCTCAGCGCGCCAGCGGTTGGCGATTTGGCCGGTACGCACGTAGATTTGCTTGGGGCGCTTGGGTGGATACGGCTCAGCCTTGAGATCGTAGCGCACGTCTTTCGTCCATTCGCCTAGCACCGGATCGACAACCTCTGACGCCATCTCAGACGCCAACAGGCGCAGCATGTTGGCTACGCGATTGTAGCCTTTGAACTCCATACTGATGGACATTATGAATTCTCGCTAGTAGGTATTGGCCAAGCCGCCAACTCATTCAATGAAAATATACGCTTATACGCAATCAGCATAAGCGGGATCATCTGACCGTCATATTTCAACGGATTCAGGATAGATAAATACATTGCTATTAGTCGGTAGACTCTTTATTGCAATAGATGCTATCTCACGGATCATGCTATCCCTTTCGTCATCACCAACGGATTCCAGCGCTTACTATTATTTGCACAGTCGGCACAATGTTCAGCCGGCCCCAGCGTCCATGTGGCTTCCCATACTGTGTCAGTTTCTTTGATCTGCCAACTGCACTTACAATTGGATAAGCATCGCGTGTTGCCATCGCCGGGATACGCCGGCAAATCGGGCATCCCCGTTTGCAGCACCTTGCCGCGCTCAAACGCGTGGGAAGAAGCTTCGATATACATTCTAGCGCGTGCCGCTAATGCCTGCTCGGTAAATTTACCACTGGCAATGTCAGCCGCAAAATTATCAAGGTACTGGTATTGGCCCTTAATCATCTGGCCAAGCCTACCGTAATCCGCCTGGGTCAGCGTGTTGCGCCCACCATGCGCCAATGTGTATTGGCAGATAAAATTATCCTTGATCTCTTGGCGCATGGCAACGGTCCACTGATTGAGATTGATTGCGCCGGTTGCCAGTTGGTTGGCCAGATCGTTCGTGTGACCCTTACGCGCATCAATGAACTCATCGCGCAAGGTCAGCATTTTGGCTTGCCCAACGAACGTTCCCGGCTTCTGGCCTAATGCCTCAGCGCCATCTAGTGAGGCACGGTAACGGCGTGACGCTGGATCCCATGTCCACATTACGCAACCTCGGCATCAAGCAAGCCAGCATACTGCTTGAACGTGCTATCCCACATCTTAATCGCGTGCTCGATGTCGTCATCCGTAATATCAAGCGCCGTGGGCACAACCGGCCGCGGCTCATCATTGCCGCGCGGCACGAAACGTACAGATGCCTTAGCCTTGGCAAATAATTGGTTAATCGCTGCTTCATCGGCCATGTACGGCAAATTATCGGTGACGACAGCCTTGATTGCAGTCGGGATCACTTCGCTGGCAAATTCCCGTTGCGGCTTACCATCACGCATGGCCTTGAGTGCCACCTTTTTCCAGCGCGCCAGTTCGGTGTCAATGGCGATTTGCTCGGTTCGACTTCGCTCACCGACCGGCGCAAGACCCTTGCCCGCCTGCGCTTGCACTAGCGCGCCAGGGTCTTGCGCCCCGGCCAGCGCACCCACTTGCGGCGCAGTTGGTGCGCTGGCCGAACCACCGCTTAATATCTCTACATTTTGCGCGCCGGTCTGCGTGAGCGCCGCTGTGATCAAGCGCACCGGCAACGAAACGAACGGTTGTAGCTCAGACAGTTCAGAATCCAGCTTAATGTCATCTAGCCCAAGCTTCTTACGGTTTTCATTGATAGTCCTATCCTGCGCATAGATGGTGTACTCCTGCACTTCAAGCGCGCGGTCCTGCGGAATAATATTCGGCGCCACAATGACCACATCCTCGCCATAATAGGGCGCTAGGTCAGCATTCATCTGCTCGGCAAAATAGTCTAGCATGGGCTGGATGGCATTACGGGCAAAGGCGATTTCAGCGGCCAACCGCGAGTCACCCGATAGCCCCCCGGAAATAAGCCCCTTGGGAATGTTATACACCGCGTCGATTTCTTCGCGGTTGAATTGTCGGCTCTGTATGATCTGCATCTGCTCAAGTGTCTGGCTAATCATCTGGACGGTAAGATCGCCACTGCGCGTAAACAGACGTTTCTGCCCATTGCGCAACTGTTCGCTCAGCATCTCGCGCTGGCGGTCAAAGTCGATCTCGTTAGTGTCAGCCGGCACGCTGATAATGGCGCTGGGGATGGCGTTGTCTTCCTTGAAGAAATCACGCTGCCAAACCGCTTGCGCATGGTCGGATTGCACGCCCAGGATGGCCGCCTGTAGCGGGCTAAGCCCCTCCCACCAATCAAAGGGATTCGGCATTCTAAAGTGGATGATGTTTTCGCCGGGCAGAATCTCGAGCGCGCCGTTGACATTATACTGGTAGTTGATGACGGCTTCCCCGGCAAAGACGCCGCGGCCCTCATGAAGCAGATCCGGCCGAGGTAACACCTGGTTGGCCGGGAGTGGCCATAGCTCCATTGGTCGCCCGCGACCAATGCCAGGCGTCGAAATAAACAGATAGCCATTGCCGCGCAGATTGTACCAAGCCGATGTATAGCGCAAGAGAAAAGAGCCGGGCATCAGCGAGTTAGGCCGGTTCAGCAGTGCGTGGAACTCGTGGCCCTTTTCGTCGGCCAATTCGCCGTTAGAATCCTTGCGCTGCACCTTCATGCGCGCGTCGCTGCTCGCCAGCCGGTCACCAATTAGCCTGATGTCACTGTAGGCCCAGGCCGATGTCATGGCGAGCGCATAGGCGTTGTTGGTATCCTCGCGGTCGCCGTTGCGATAGCCGCCGAACATCGTCATGCGGTTCAGTACGGATCGAAACGGATCGGCGGCCTTGCTGTCGCGAACATTGGGCGCACTGATTAAATTGCGGGCAAACTGGCTTAGATTCATTTACCGAAACCTTTTGCGTTTGTCTTCCCAGGGCTTAATACGTTCGTTGCGCTGCCGCATTTGAGTCTTGGCTATCTCTTGGCGCTTCCGATAGATGAACTCTTCCGGCGTAGAGGGCGGCGCGCCGGGGTTTAGATAATCCAGATCGTAGCTCTCACCATAAAAAACAGAGTTATCTGTTCTGTTATACCAATCCCAGAAGGCGCTATTGGATGTCCCATCGCTAAAATCGTAAATAATCATTGCTTCATCCAAACCGACAAAAGGGCCATCATGATAAATTCAAACAGGATAATGACGACGATACGCCATATGAACACGTCGAACAGCATGGCGACAGGCGTGCTCAGCACATAAAACATAGCAATGGCCCAGAGGATTTGTTTAAGTTGCGTCGTCGTCATAGCACCCCGATCAAGGCTCTAGCATTGCGCGATTGCCACAGCATGAGCGCCCGGCAGATCACCGTGTCATCATGTACGCCATCGGGCGCGCTGTAGGCACTGCGGCCCGTGGTCGGTGAAACAATTCGTTCATAGGCTTCAAGTTCCGCCGTCCAGAC